CACATGGAAAGGCACTTCCATCACGTCGTGGAACATCTTTTCTAAAGCCTGCTTCAGCGTAAACAGCTCGCGTTTATCAGAACCGGAATTGTTCATCTGGCTCTTACCAGGCGTGGCACCCACCATGTTAGGGTGCACGCCCATGGAGAAGCACAGCGAGTTAGATGCCTCGCCCATATCGTCAATCCAGTCGCCACCCTCCTTACTTTTTCCTTCCATGAGGTTATACACGCGCACCATACGTCTCTCACCTTTTCCGTCGGGTAGTGAGTCATACGAGGTTACCCAAGCCTTGCCCGCATTCTCCGGTTTCGTACAGAACTCCGTAATCTTGCGGCGTTCCTCCTTGATGCGTTCAGCCCGCTTCACCTTATCCGTGATATTCTCTTCCCTGCAGACGTTATCCCAATACGTGCGATGAACCTCCACCTGTATCCTCGGTGCGCTGGTATTCTTGATCATGTAGCGCTTACCGATGCCAATCAGACGGTAAATGTCATACCAGGCATCACGGTAGATAGAGGTATAATAAGGAATGGGGTAATAGCGATATCCTGGCGTTGGTACCAGACAGAGGATGGCGAACTTACAGCACGACCCCATGGGAGGTTCCGCAATCTTTTCCGACGTATAGATATGAGGTGCCTTGCCCAAGCGGTACTCCAGATCACCCAGCGGATCGATCTCATCGAGCAGCGGGATGGCCTCGATGGTCTGAGAGCGACCGCTACGGAAGTCACCCACTAGCACGTGCTCAATCTGCCCGAACTCATTACGTTTCGTAAACCTACAGTCACAGGCGTTACGCATTCTGATCTGCACGATCTTAGAGTGATCACGGCTCAGGTATATCACCATCACTGAGAAGAAATTATACTTGATGTCGGTAGCCATCCTGAGCCACTGGTGGTGGATGGCATTACGCAGGCAGAAGTCACGAATCTCCTTATCCTTAGTCATCTCGCCCGTCTCGCGGTCCAGGAAGTGGATACCCTGCCCGTAGCACGACTGGATGTTGAAAAGCTGACACCCGCTCATCACCATGTTAGCCTCTATCAGCTGCTGATTACGATATGGTGCCAGGTTATCCTTACCGAAATCGACATACTCATACCAACGGTTTCCAACACGAACAAACGTTGTGTTGATATCATCCATGCTCTCATATATTCCTTCAGTGTCATGCTGATAGTGCGTCGTCACCTCAGCCTCCAGCTGCATGGCATCCTCAATCGAACAGGGCGCAATGGAGAATACGTCATATTCGCCCTTGGTACCGACTGGTACCATCGTATTTGTCATTCCTTCATTCATAGATATATCTGATGATCGTTAATTTTAAAGATGAAGATATCCGGCACGGTGCGGATCTGATTGTTCACGGGGTTGATGATCCTGTGCCACCCACCCCTCCAGTTGCTGGAGCTGACCATCCAGCCCTTATATTCGATGATGTTCCCTTTGGAGTCCCAAGCGGAGATGTTCACCCGTTGATTGCTTTCACGGGCGATATCCAGCAGCTGCATGGCTTCATTGAAGTGTAGGGGTTTCCTCTCGTTCATTTTATTAGCGTTCAACTTTAATTAATTAAACGTATTATCAAACGTATTATCGAAGACGCGGCCCTCAGCCCGAGCATCCCACACATTGTGGTTGCGATCCGCATACTCATACTCGAAAGTGAAGCGAGGAATGAAGTCGGCAGAATTTGACATTTCCGACTTCTCGCTGTTGATGACGATAGGCAGAGACCTTTCAATCAAGACGCGCCCATCATAGACACGAATCAGTTCCACATGCTTACTACGGAACACCTCACGCCACCAGTTAGCCATGGGAAAGGTGAGATAACCAGTATCAGCCTTGAACGTCTCTTTCTCTTCAATCTGATAACTCTTCTTCACCCTGCCGAAACGCGACTGTTTACGATCGAACGAAGCCACCTGCTGATGCTCACCAGTACAGTAGGCCATCTCTTGCACACCGAATGAATTATAGAACAGGAGCACAGGAGCCACATCAGGTTCAGGCAACGAGTCAACAGAAAAAGACTGACTGCGGTTCCCGGCGCTGATCGTATAGCTAACCAAAGAACTTCCAGAAATCACGAAGTTGGCAGGAGAGCAGTCGATGGTAGTATATTCAGTGGTCTGCAGCAACACGGGGACGGAAAGACTCCTGGTTTCCCCGTTATCATACTTAGCCAAGCAACGCGGCGTGCCGGTACCGATATAAGTCAGGAATTCAGCCCAACCAACAGCAGTAACCTTTGGACCGTCAATCAAGGTCAGGAAATGGGAGTTACAGAACTCCGTAGCCGACGCGCTCAGAATGTTCGCACTACAGGAGATGACATCACAACCTAACTGACGGACACTAGAACTAAGGATCGTCTCCAACCCGTCATCACTCAGCTGCTGTTCCTCGATGCGGACGCTCAGCCCGAACACCAGCCATTTCAGCGCGAAAGGTTCAATCAGCCTGTCAACATCAGTCAGTTCCACGATCCCACCACTTTTAGGATACAGGTATTCATTGTAGATTACGTCACTGTCACCATTCTTGGAGACAGACACCTTCACCTGTGCCCTGGTGAGCGTCATGGCAAACTTCACATCAGGGATGTTGCAGGAGAACTCCTTGGACTGGAAAGAGG